ATTAACAACATCATGAATAATTGCCGAAGCGCCAGTAACTAAACCAATCAAACGTTTACCTATTGCATATGTAAAATTATTTGCATTGGTTGCTACACTAACGTTGTCAATGATAATTCTTGGAAAATCTGGATAAACTCTATATGCGCCAAGGTTTCCTGTTAAGGAACCATTGAACATAATTTTACCATAGTTAGCACTATTATCTGTAAATGATATGTTATTATTAACCTGTACAGAAGTAGCCGAAAGAAGTGCGCTTACCTTTACAATTTGTGAATATGAAAAAGTATTGGTAGCGAAATAGATAACATCATTAACAGAAAACACAGAAGAATCTGGAACACTAATAGTGTTAGCGCCAGAAGTAGTAACTACAGATTGATTTGCAGTCGAAACACTTGCGTTAGCGCCAGAAGTTAAATCATAAAGTTTTTTTGATGTTGAAAATGCAGAAGATATATTTGCAATTTTAAACGTTCCAGAATTGTTAGCCAATATACCCGATGTTAAAACTACTCCGCCTGGAGTATTGTCAACTGTTTGATAAACTGTATCACCAGTATTAAATGTACCATTTATACCAGCTACAGATAAAGCTGCTACAGGAAAATTATATACAAAAGAACCATAATTAAATTTATCTGTTGTTGGATATAATGGTTCGCCAATATGGTAGTCGCCAATTACTCCAGTAAGCTCTAAGTAGTCTTCATCAGGAGATCTAATTACAGCTTGGCCACTTGTTACTGGCGTTCCTGTATTATCTACAAAATTTGCTATGTAAATATTAAACTTCATGTCTTCTGTAATAACAGGTATCCAACTTAAATCATTCGATGATAGAAACAAATCACCAGTATCATTATTTGTAGAAATAGCATTACTATTCGATACGTCTGTCTGGCCGATTTCAGCAGTCCAAACTTCGTAATCTGGATTACCACCAAGTGGGATAAGGACGATAGCGTAAGATTTACCAGATTCAACAAATACTGGAGTATCAAACACGAACCTAGTTCCAAAATTAGCAGTATCGCTTGATCTTAAAGTATTTTCTGCAGTAACAGATGGTGGAGGTACAGTTGACACAGGATATAAAATTTTAGAACCAAAAGGCAAACGTTCTCTTGTAGGAACGCCGTTTAATGTTGTTCTTATTTGTAATTCAATACCATATACAGAACTTATAGATTTAAAAAATATATCAATTTTAGTAATGAAAATGCCAGGCACACCTGTAGCAGATTCATTAACATAAAATGTTTGAGCAATTGGTTTCATATTTGTAATACCCTTTTGATTTTAGATATTTATTTCGCAAAACACATAGTAGTACCAACCACCTTAGCAAATGATTTTATAATTTTTCTACCAATAGTTTCTTCTACTAACATACCAGTAAAAAATTTAGTAACGTACTTATTGTTTATTTTTCCAATTAATTTGTTAAGCAAATACATACCATGAACTGTTGATTTACCTAATTCAATATAATAATACATAAGTTCTATAGCTTTTTGTTCTGTAATCAAACCATCCTCAACAGCCAAACGTAGTAGCCCACCATCACCAATGATGGAAGAAGTACCGAATCCATTTACAGTGTAAGTACCATCACCGTCTACCCAAAGGTTATATACTAACTGGTTAGAAGAATTAACTATTGAATCTACTTCAATTTGTTTGTTTTTACCAAGCCATGGATACCAAGTTAAGTTTTTGTCTGGATCAACACCGTGTAATTCGCCATCAAAATACAGTGGATGATTAACAGTAGCGAATGGAGCAAATTTAGATGTTGGTGAATAAAGCTTTTCGAAATATTTATCATTTACAACTTCAATAAATTTAACAGTATTTACTGTAGTTTTATCATGGTTGTATACCAAATCTCCAATTTTAACTTCATTGATTGGTATTTCTTTACCAGAAGCTAACATAACAAGTGTAGAACTTATGAAACATCCACATCCACAACCACCACCACCACCAGAACCTGGTGGTGGATTAAGAACAATTGCTTGGGTAACGTCTGTTGAAACTCCAGTACCATTAAGAGTAAATGTATCACTTTTTACTTCAGATGAACTGATAACTGTAGATCTAGTATTTAATAGAGATTGACCTTGCGCAAGAGTCAATGTTCTTCCATAATAGATAGCATCAGCTTCAGTTGTTATTGCAGAAGCACCCTGAGTAAGATCAGAAATATCAATAAGCTTAAATTCTAATTCTCCAGCTTCAAAACGAGCGCCTTCTATATTAGGTATAGAAAATATACCATGAATATATCCTGTAGAATCAGTTTTTAACTGTGTGCCAAGAACATTTGTATATGGCGGTTGATTTTTTTTAGGGTCGAGATAATCATATCCAGCAGTCATTTGATCTGCAGTAATTTGAGCACACCAAGCTGAAACATTTGTATTATTAAAATACGCATAAACAATAGTGTCTGGCTTCATACCATGAGCTTCAAACTGGATAGTAGCAGCTGGAATAAATGGTGTTAAACTTGCGCTCTGTAAAAACGTACCAATATTTAATGTGTCTTTTTGTTCGCCCGAAGTTGATAGTCTATTACCAATAGCCTGCATAATAGACTGAGTAGTTTGAAGTGTCTGGGTGGTTGTAGTAGTTTTAGTACCACCATAAGATCCGCCTTCGCCGCCAGCAGCAAGAGTTTCTGATTCTGATGCAGAAGCAGAAATAAGTGTATCTGTTGCCTTTGTGCTTATAGTTTGCCAATTGTTCCACTGAGTACCCCAAGCATTAACCAAGTTAACCCAATTTGAATAAAGATCAATGTTATTTTTAATTACTGGGTTATTGGTAATCGAAGGAGCTGTAGCGCCTGAAGGCGTAAGCTTGATTGTACCTTTGTGGTTGTAAATATTACCTTCAATGCAATTACGATACTTAGAAGCATACTTTTGGCTTATATAAAGATTGTTAGATGTATGTTTAAGCATAACAAGTTCACCAGCCTGTACAACGTTCGAACTTGCGCCAATATCTACAGCAAATTCTGAACGAAGCTGGAAAAACGCTGGTCTTAATTCTGTTCTATCCCCATCAATAGAAATATTAAAGGATGCATCTTTTGTGTTAGAAAGATCGAATCCATTAAATCCGTCAACAAAAATACCATTTTGGAATCTTGTTTGACCTGTTGAAGAACTTCTTACTTGTAAAGCTGCAGCTGACTGTTCAAGTACAGACAATGAGGTATAATATTCAAGATTTTTAATTCTATTATCAATACCACTAATATCTTTCATAGTATATCTTCTCTGCTGAGAAACTTTTGACAAGATAGCGTTATCGTAACGACTTAAAGATCTAGCTTCATTAGAAGTTAGCGAAGGATATGGTGGGATAGACAATACAGATAGTGTCATTGTCTTTGGTAATTCGATTGGTGGAGGAGGATTTGGTGTAGTGCTTGGCAATCCTTCCTTAATAATAACATTACCATTAATATCTAACATAACTCTATCAGTTCTGTAAAGATAATTTTCAACGTCTGTTAGGAACAAACTATCTGGTTTTGGTAGATAAGGTGTTGTTGAAAATGTCAGAGTTGATGATGGATTTACAGGCGTAGCAGATCCAATAACTGTTGTTATAACAGCTGTGTTTGTAGCATATGGTCTAAAATCAACAACGTTTCTAAGATCATAAAAGTTACCACTCTTTGTTGTAAAGGTTGGTATATCTAAAATTGTTATTGTTGAAGATGTTGCTACATCTGAAATTGGATAAGAATTAGCTGTAAAGAATCCTTTACCTTCGCCAGAAGGATATGAGAATGCAGACAACTTAACAAGAATTGTTGCTGTTTTACTTAAACCAAAAGAACCATTTTTAAGAACAAGACTAGCTAAATCATAATGTGATTCTCTTTGACCATTATCCAAAGTAAAGTTGGTTAAATAATTTGTGCCCTCAGCATAGGTTCCAGAACCGATATATACACTATCGATACTAAGAACATCTGGTAATCCTAAAGACCATGGACCAATATTCTTATTTGGGTGAGAAGAACAATCGATTTTTACATAAATGCCCTTGTTAATCTGTTTTGTTATTGGTTTAGCGCCAGCTCTGTTAATTGCTGCATCAACTTGAACAGTAAATGAAGTATTAACTGTTTCACCAAGATTGATTGTTAAGATAGTTCCAGAACTATCAACATTCATTGATCTTGCTGGTCTGTTTCCGAAAGGAATTGGTACGCCAGCTGGGAAAGCTTTCTGGTGATTTTTATTAGTTACATCTGCATCAAAAGCAGCATCTACCTGCATAAACACATCATTGGCGATAGAAACAATTTCTCTAATTGTTGTAGAGTCAATGATAATAAAATCACCATTGGCGTAATCAGTTGAGAAAGATGTAGCTGTACAAGCATATATGTAACCTACATTACCAGTAAATGTATGTGTTTCTCCGGCTCCAGTTCTTGTTTCGAAAATATTAAGATTTGGGCCACCTGTACCAGTAGAAAGAGCAATGTCTGTTGAGTTAGCAAAAGAAACATAATAATATGTGTTACCTGTCAAACCACCGACAGCTGTATTTCCTGTTGGAACAGCGTAATAAACTTTATCGCTTGGACGAAAACGATTTGACGCATTAGACATTTTAATGGTGTCAGCTGTAGAATTAACACCATTAGTATTAGCGGTAATAGCTATTCCTACAGAATCCCAATATTGTACGCTACCAGTTTTATTTCTAGAATATGAGTTACTAGTAGGAATAACAATAACATCATTCATCTGACTTGATGATAAAGTTGTATCAGAACCGTAATAATATGTATCATTATAAGAAACGCCGCCAGGAATAGTAATTGTCGCTTGGCCAGCAGCATTAGCTGTCAACGAAGCATTAAGAGGAATACTTCCAACGTTTCTATAATTAAAATTTATAGATCCAAAACCATCAGACTTAATAGCTTTTTGACCGAATGGAAAAAGCATAGTTTTAAGAGTAGAACTGTTAATATCTGCATAATAACTTGAAGTTCTGCCATTATATGTTAAAACAATGTCAGCGACTGCTTTAACACTACCATCATAATATATGATACTTCTAACATCATTAAAACTATAACCATCATTTAGTATATCGTTAAACAAATAAAGTCTGTACTGACAATCAAATGTTCCTTGAACGCCATTGTCATAAACAAAAGATTTTATATAAGCTGTACCTATTTTTGTTGTAGAAGAATAACCACCATTTACGCCAGCTGTAAATGCATGTGTAGATAAAGCTTTTTTAGATACATTATGCAACTCTACTTCTATTATTGAAGTAGAGTTGTTAAAATTACCAGATAATTCATTTACTAAAGCATAATAACCTAAATTCAACGAAACACGCTGCCCAGGTAAAGCAGCATAATCAGTGCCTCTTCTTGTTTTTATCGCATTAGAGTTAATGAATTCTACTCTATGCCCCTCAACATATCCAATGCCTTTTCCAATAATTGTATTGAAATGTGTAGCATAATCTGGGTCTGTTGTATCTGCTATTGTTTTAGTAGAAACATCGAAAGGATATACGACAAAATTACCACTTGTTTCGAATGTTCTTTTAGCTTCTTCTAAAGTTACAGAATTGAATTGTGTATCGTTACGAATAGTAATAGGTTGACCAGATTTAAAATCTACCAATGAGAAAAAGGTTGTTTTGTTTATGTCGCTAGTTGTTTTTGTAATGAGAGTTGGTGTTATTTTTAAACGATCAGCGCCTGGGGCTGTATAATTTGGAGAACCAGCAGCATTATCAAATAATGTTTCGTCAGCATTAGAAGTAACCAAAGATTCGATTGCTTCAAACCCAACAGAAATATTGTCTGGTATATTAGTATATTTGCTGATAACTGCTGTTTGAGGAGCTACGTAAATAAAGTAGCCTTTCTTAAAAATAATACCTGAAGTTGTTGTGAACGCATATCCCAATCCAGTAGTGTTTGAAACTGTAGCTGCTACAACATTACCTTGTGAAATTCCTGCTTCGGTATAAAATGATAAAGTTTCACCAGGATCAAATGTTGACTGCTGCGAACCATTTGAATAAAGAGCGCTATTTCTATATTTTATGTAGATAGTATTTAAATTTACACCGTCTGATACAAGACCAGGAAGTGTATTAACAATAGTAGCTTGTAGATTAGCTGCGTTTTTAACAATCAAACCCTGTAAATCAGTAATAGTCAAAGCTGTAGTATTTGAATAAGTGTCACTCAATTTAACATAATTATATGCATTATCAAAAGTAAAAGCGCAGCCTTTGATAACAGAACCTTCTTTGTAAATATTTTGACCAAAAGAAGCAATTTGATTTTGGAGGATAGTTTGTAGCTGGTTTAATTCTCTTACTTGTACAGCTGTACCTGGCTTAAAAAGAACTTTGTAATACTGCTTTGTAGCATCAAAATCGTCAAAATATGGACTGATATTTAAATCAGTATCCAACATTGTTGGAATTCCACCATCACCAGTTTGATTTGCAGGTATTGTTAATGTTGCCATTATTTCCTCTAAAATTTAATAATTAATTTTACTTGTTCAGTAGAATCTTTTGTTTTGCTAAATGGTGCTAAATTATCTAAGTAAATTACTTCACCAGTTTCTCTAATAAATTCAGGAGCTCTTATAGAATTTTCTAACGTAGCAAGACCACTAGCAGAAGAAGTATTTCCTATAATTTGATCGGAACTAACAACAAAAGTACCATTAACATCATCTAATACTAAAACAGAATATACTGTATTTATAGTAGTTTGTTTAGTAGTATCAAAAGTTTCTATAGTATTTGTAACATTAAAAGGTCTAACTACTTCTTCATCAAAACCTGTATGTGATACAGCAGAAAGTTTTAGATATTTACCTTCTGTATTTGCAAAAATAATAACAGCGTTAGCCCCTGTTTCTGGACATGTTATAATATCTCCTGGTACGAAATCAACAGCTGGATCTGTATCATAAACAATATCTAATTCATCCCATGTGCTTACAATTCTTCCATATGCACCTTGATTTTCCTGAGTTACGTATTCATATAAATCATAAGCATGTGTATTTGAAGATAATGTAATTCTTGCAGTTTGATTTGCTCTTAGACCAAAAGTATCAGTTCTATCAACTGCGCCATTAGCTATAAATATAGAAGAAACATTAGCGTATGTATTGCTAGCAGCTTCATAAATTACGTCATTACGTTTAAATGTACCAACTACATTTGTCATTCTAATTTCTTGTAAGCCGCCAGATGGTTGTAGAGTTTGATTAATAGATCCAGAACCACCTTTGTCTGTATCAGATATAGTTTCTAAATTACCAGAAGTAGAAAAATATATTGAGTTAGCTGAAATACAATTAGACGTTGATGTGGAAGACAATCCATAAAGATTATCATCTTCAGTGTTGTAAATAAATTCTCCATTTACATTTTTTAATTCTACATATGAATTGTTTGCAAAAACAACAACACCAGCTGCATTTGTAGATGACTGTATAAGAACTTCGCCAACGTCAAATAATCCAGAAGCATTTTCTATTGATAATGCAGATCTTTGAAAATTATTAGCATAAACAATAACATCTCTATATAAAGGATTTTTTATAATACCAATTTTTCTATAAGAACCATAAATTGGAAAATTATAATTTTCATTATCAGCAATTTCAAATATTTTGTTTATACCGCAGTATGTTGCACCTAATTCAGTATATGGATCAGCGCCGTGACCTTTTACAGGGCTAATTTGAGCAGTAACAAAAGCTCCATCGCCATAAAGTGTATTAGATGTTATAGTAACATTAGCTTGGTTATAATTATTACCAAAATTAATAAGCTTAATTGAAGTAATTGATTTAGATGGATTTTGTGAACTCAAATCAATTTCTGAATATGCAAGAGCGCCTCCACCATCGCCTTCTATAGTAACAGTTGGTGAGATGATATATTCTGTTAAATCATCTGGAGAAGAATATGATGATACAACAACAGCATTGCCAACAGGAATATTTGACTGTGTTGTTACATTTATTTTTGTACCATTCAAATATTTTCCAGGATCTGGATCGCTTGGTGGAATTGAAAATGCTCCATAAGCAATTTCTACTGTAATATTTGGATATGAATCAATTGCATCAATAGTAGCTTTTGATGCTGAAGAACTACCAAGTAAAAACAACTCAGCTTCAAAAATACCAGGACCATATACGTTTGAAAGAATAAGATTAGTACTGTTGGCAAAAGAAAGAGTTCCACTAATACCTTGTGATATATTATTTTCATCAACACAAGTAATAGTTTCTCCGATTATAAAAGAAGATCCAACTGGTTGTATACTTGAATATGTTAATGCAACTGAATCAAGATTTTTGTAAAGAATATTTCCAACAGTTCTATGACTTATTAATGATTCTATCGTATATGCAGAATTTACCAAATAAACATTAGCAGATGTATATTTTGTTGGCGAAAGAAGATCTGGAACATACGCTTTATTTACAGCAATATAACCACTACCAGTATTTACTTCTATAATTCTTCTTATATTATTAGCTGCAACATCACCAACTCTAATATATTGATTGACAGCAAAATCTTCACTAAAATTAGTACCAGAAGCAGCTAATATTCTTTGTGTATTTGCTGAAAAATTAACTGTTACTTTTCCAGATTTTTTAATTGCTGAATCTGTTGAATTATACACTGCATATAGTGGGTCAAATTCAACTTCGCTTTCATTTTGAATAGTAAATGATACAGAATTAGCATGTAATATTTGCCCATAAGCGCCGCTATCTGATTGATAAACAGTATCGCCTACGTTAAAAATTCCTGTATTATAATAATACACAGTAAATGAAACTAACTGACTTACATAATCTCCAATCGCAAATGTATCACCACCATTAATACTTCCAGCTTTCAATTTAAGGTTTTGATAGTAACTAAATGGAGGATTTACAGCTAGCTGTTTATTAGATCCAAGATAACTTATAATTGGTCTGATTTGACCAGAACCAAACCCGGATTTAAGATAAATTGAAGAGCCTGTATAATAATCATCTAGAGGAGCGCTTGTTGTAGGTAGCGTTACAACAGAGTTATTAACATAACTTTTTAAAAATCCTTCTTCATAAACTTGGTAATTTGTGCCACCATTTATTAATGTTAATGTGTCAATAGAACCTGGAACTGCAAAATCTTTAACAATTTCATTTACTATAACAGGTACATAATTTTGTGTTGCAAAATTTAAAAAGTTAGCTTCGTCGCATGTAAACATGTATTTCCAAACATAACCATCTGATGTTTGGAAATTGCCTGAAGTTTTATTAATTGTAGGTTTTACTGTAGAAGGTATACCATTTGGTGTTGTTGGCGAATAACCATTGTTTATACACTTATAAACATCTCTAGTATCTGTTATAACGAAAAATTTCTTAGAGTATAAATCTGAATCATTATTATCATAACGAGCATAAACAGTTCCAGATTCCCAATTATATCTATTAATCATAAAAATAGTATCAGTATCGCTCAGTTTTTTAGCATAAATCATATCATGATAAATTAATTGTTCAATTTGAGATATTGAATTATTTGCAGGTGGAATACTTGTGTCATTAACCATACCATTACTGTCAAGATATGGATCCGATTTACCAACAAAACAGTAGTATGAATTTCTACTGTCTTTTAACGAATTGATAAAATTGTTAACTGCGTCAATTTTTTGATTAATAGTTAAAACTGGCATTCTCTTACCTATGATTGTTTTGAATATTTATTAAAAATATTTAGACGCCAAAAGATGTCCAATAACATAATACGTTTGCTGTATTACCAGTTCTAATAGTAAATCCTGTTTTAGTAACAGAAAATACTACAGGAACATATGTTCCGTTCGCCGCTACTGTGTTACCTGTAGCTGTTATAGAGTATGCATTAGTGGTATAGGATACAGGGAATGATTGTGCTGTTGTGCTACTGTTAACTTGTAAAGACCCCCACTGCATTAATAAACCATTCGGAAGATATGTATATCCATTAGCTGTTATACTAGGAATTCCAAGAGTTAAAAGATTAGCAGAAATAACAATATTCGCGCCACTAAATGTTAAATTACCAGAAAGTGTTCTTGATTGTGTATTTTGAACATAATTAGCAGCCGCTACAGTTCCAAGATATGAAGCATTATTAGCATTAAGTGTTGCGACATTTGATGATAAACCAGCAGTTGTTTGATAGCCTGAAGCAGATGTACCACCCAATCTAGTTGAATCATATGCAACATTACCAGAATCAGCAATACCAGTAATATAACCTTGTGTAGTAACATATGTTTGTGTTGCATAAGATGCAGCTGCAACACCACCCAAATAATTAGAATTATTTGAAGTAAGTTTAACTACATTAGCTGATAATCCAGCAGTTGTTTGATAATTTACAAGATTTGAAGATAACTGACTATTAGAAACAACATTAGCTGCTGGTAATGAACCTATGTAATTTGAACTATTTGAAGTAAGAACAACAACAGCCGCAGGCATATCTGCTAGAGTTTGGTAGAGGGCAAGATTAGAAGATAACTGATTATTAGAAATGACATTAGCTGCAGACACAGTACCAACATACGAAACATTATTCGCAGTCATTTTTGCTACGTTGGCCGACAATCCTTCTTCTGTTTGGTAATTATCATATAATTCAGTAAAATTATCATTTACTTTAACCATTGCATCACGAAGTGGGTCACCATTACCATCGTTTGGGTAAGCGCCTACCAAAATAGTTTGTTTTGCCATTTCTGTTACCTCGATTTAATATCTGTCTGCTGTTATTAAAATGTCGTCGGTTCTTACATTAGTGCTGTCAACATAAACTGGAACGTATGCTGTATATACAAAATCATGGTCAGCAAGCGTAGAAAATTCTATATCAAATTCATGTTTAATTACATATTTTCCAAATAACAATATTCCTGTTGGATGCACTAAATTTTTAACCAAATTTTCATATGTATTTAACATTCTCGGCGCGATAATTTGATATGAATATTTTTGATAAAAATAACTATCTTGTAAATACATTTTATCGCTTATAAAACTTTTATTATCTTTCCAGTAACCTTTTGCTTTACCATTAAGATCAATGACTGTTGTTCCTGTAACTGCATAAGGATTTGTTTTAGATAACAATTCTACTTGTTGATCTCTATCATATCCAAAACCACTATCAATAACATCAATAGCAGCAACAATACCATCTGCTATACCAGCCTTAGCTGTTACTACAGAATTAAAACCTTTTCTTGTTCCTACATAAGGACCAGTTTGTTCTGTTATATCTAAATCATAAATTAAAGGTTCTACGATACTAACGACAGGATCTACCGAATAACCTCTACCAGGATTAATATTTGTTATACTGGCAATCGTACCAACTTCTAATTCTTTCCACTGTAGTATGTTTATTCCAGTATCTAAATTTTTTAATACGCCTTCTGGTAATCCTATACCTAAAGTATTCCAATCAGTTAATCTATCAACAGATGTAATTGTAGCAGTAGCAAGAGATGTAGTGTCTTTTATTTGTTCGCCAGAAATAAAATATCCTACCTGATTACAAGCTTGTAAACGATTAGAATTTACTAAATTTAAAGTAGCAGATCCACTTATAGATTTAACTGGAAATATTGTATTAATTATTATTACTGTTTCTGACACATCACTTATTAAAACAGTTCCAGGAACTAAATTTGCATTATTTATGTCAGAGCCCTTTACTTGTACATAAGTTTCGTTTCCATTAACTACCGTTAAATCGGTAATTCCAAGAGATGTATTTGATAATATTTCATTGTTTGCTAATATGGTTTCAATTGATGCTACAGTACAATCAAAAGACAATACGTCAACAGGATCCATAGTTACTGTATGACCAGAACTAAATGTTCCACTAGTGCCAGAAATATTAATACCATAACCTTCTACAACATCATCTAAAACAGTATAAAAATAATCATGTACATGATCGAGGTTAATATTATAAATTTCTTTATTTACAAGGCTACCTATCTTAAAAGTTGCTTCTTGTGTTTGCCCAGTATTAACATAAACATATCCTGTATTCGCCAAGTAAGGTCCAAAAGAAGTTCCATCTACAGTAGTAGATAAAGATATATCGGAATATATAGAAAACGTTTTATCTGTTAATACTTTAACAAAATATGAATATGATTTAACATTAAGATCATCCATACCTTGAACGAAATCGATTCTTATCGATACTGAATCGCTAAGTTCATGATTATCATTAGTTTCTACTACTACTGGATTAGTTTGTGTAGCATTTTTTATAGCAATTGAACGTCCATCAACTTCAACAGATGCATCAAGAGTAAATCCTGTACCGCCACTGATAAGATTAAATGTAACTTCACCATTTTTTGTTGTAGTGGCTTTAACGCGAGCTACGCCACCAACGCCGCTGTTTTTAATGTCTAATAGATCACCAACATTATATCCAAGACCGCCATTTACAATACTTACAGAAGATAATGAACCAAAAATAATAGGCGCATTAACTTCATCTATAGCAAGAACATAATTACTTTGGTCTACAGAAGATAATTTAGAATATTTATGATAATTTATATAATCGTTTGTTAAAGTTTCATCGATGTTAAAAGATGAAGACATTGGAGATGAATCCAAATATCCCTTAACATTTACTTCCCAAACTGTTCCCGACCCAGCGATAATCGTTCCTAATTTAGATTCCCCAACATAAACGGTTTGACCAATAAGAATTGTTCCAACAACATTGCTTACTGTTAATGTATCATAATTTAAAACGCCTGTAAAAGATGATGTTGTTTTATAGTAATTATTATTATAAACTCTTTTAACATACAAATTATCACATAAAACTCTTTCGCCGTATTTAAAATTTCCTTCTAAATTTGAAAGAACTAATACATTAACAAGCTTATCATTTACAGCTGTTGTGTAATAATTTTCTACAATAGCACTAGCTATTGAAGCACTAGAATAAATTTTATTCCCAATTAAAGCTGGAAAATGTTTATTGTCAGATACTTCAATATATTTTGGAGAAACCCACTCGCCATCTGAAGCTTTAAATATATATTTACTTGGAGTATACGTTTCAATATCTTCATTGAAAATCATTTTAAACAATAATCTATAAGAAGTTTCTGAACCTTTAGAACGATAAAGTTCTAATATATGTTTAATTAGCAGTTTTTTATCTGCAATTATATTTTCAGGGAGCGAGTTTATATATTTGTTTTTAAAATAGGTAACATAATTAGCTAGTGTTGTATCGATATCTCTATTTTCTAAAAGAGATCTAGAAAGGTTAGTTATATTACCTGTTTGTTCCATCCATTCATAATACGCCTTCGCAAACTCAATAAAAACTGGTCCTTCCTCTTTATAAAAGAGAGGAAATTGCGATTCGATAAATGGTGAAACGTATTTTTCTATATTCATTGTTCGCTTACTGTTGAAACATTAATTCCTGAAATGGTATCAATTTCTATAATCGTATTATTTTTACAATAAATGTCTTTTAATTCTGGCGTTACATATAATCTAATCAAAGTACTATTGGTGATAGTAGACGCAATGTTAGTAAAATTTAATTTTGAAACTGCTACTATACCATTAATATAATCAACAGTTCCTACTTTAATATAATTTGGAACTGACAAGTTTGCATTTTGTTCATATAGATAAATTATTCCAGATCCAGTATCTACTCCGGAAATAAAATCTGTTAAAATATAATTTTTACCATCTGCGGTAAATAATGTAGAATAAACACTACCTTTAATTATTTTATTATAATACTCAGCATATATTGAAAGGTTTAATGTTGGATTATAAGATCTATAAATTTTAGCATTAGTTTCATTACTTAAAATACCATCATCTGATTCATTGATAGCCTGTTCAAACTTAGACATTCTAAATGCTGTATTGAAATTTTGTAGATTATTGACATTATAATTTTTAATGGATGTTATTGCATTCGACACAATAACAGATGGAGATGATACTGTTTTTTTAAAATTAACACGAATAAGGGATGTAAGAGTTATATACATATAATCAGGATCAATAACTTTAACACTTATACCGATTGGAGAAAGCCCATTTAAAAAATTTTGAATATCGGTTTTTCTATAATCAGTAAGAGTTGTTCCTGAATATGTGCTTGGAGAAATATAAACTTTACCATATTCAATTGATGTATTTGTCAACCCTCCAGAAAACACATTTACATACTCAATTTCTGGGTAGTTTTGCAATACAGTCGACACATAATCCTGTGATGTAACACATCTACTTTGAGTTTGATAATATCTAGGTGCATTAAATCTTATAGACTCTATCGATTCGGTATTTGCTCCGCCTACTGAAATAGAATCTATGGTAATTACAGGAGGAAATACTATGCCACCATTAACTGGTCCAAGATCTTGACCAAGATTAATATTTGTTATACCATTACCATCCGACCCAGAAGATACTCTGTAATTAGCGTAAACAATAGAGCCATTAATTGGCTTATAACCAAATACACCATCACCAAATAAAACTTGATATGATTGATTTGCAGAAGATTGAAGAAAATAAACATTAGAATTAGAATTTAAATCATACAAAGTTTCAGCATAACTGTATGAAGTATTAGTTACGCCATTATCTTCAGAAACATTTATTTTTATACTGTTTGTATCGACATTTGGATTAGAAAGAATAAATTGTTGATTTTCTTGTGTATAATCGACAATGAAAAGATCATTAGTGTAATAGCCTTCATAAATCTCAAGATTTGAAACTGTAAATGTAGAAGTGCTAGAAAGATAAGAAGTTTCGTCGTTTGTTACGAAATTATAAGAACCACTACCATTGTTAGAACTACCATTAAAAATAGTTCCTTTTGGTATGATAAATGGGCTTTCAATATTTTTTGTATCAACAGTAAATGATATAACAGATTTAGCAGAACGACTAGATCTTGGAAGATAATTTAATTCTTTCGCATGCGAAACAACAGAATCTAGTTTTTGAGCAGAGTCAAGAAACATTTCTGAAGCAATCATATTAAGATAAAATGAGTTCAAGTAGGTGTTGTAAGACATAACATCCAAAAGAACGTTAATGTTCGAACCTTCAAAATTGTAATCTTGAAAAGTAGGTTGTGACTTTAAAAAGGTAACAAAATTAGATTTCAGTGTATCAAAGTCAAGGGATGAAACGTTTAACGAACTGTTTGCCATTATCGAACTCTTTTGAGAATTAAACTTAGAGAAATAGGCTCTGGATTATTTATAAGAGAAAAAATAATATCAATTTGTATTTGGTTTTCATCAGAAGTATTTTTAGCAATTACATTTAATAAACTTACTCTTGGTTCATTAAATTTTATAGTATTTTTAACATAAAACTCTATATTACTCAATGTTATGATTGAATTGGGATCAAACAATGCATTCATAACATTCGAACCAATAGTTGGTTGAAACAGTCTTTCGCCTATATTAGTCATTATCAGATTTTTTAAAGATTGTTTGATAGAGTTCTCATTAACAACACGTCCGAGATTGTTTCCAATCGGACTGTAAGCAAAACTCGTTAAAAAATCAGAAAAGTATTCTTGTTTTTTTAACGTAGATGTAAGTGTATCTGCTCTTGTAATTGCCATTTTATCCTACTACGTTTATAAGTGAATCGCCGGTTTCGGCAAAAGGAGCGCAGTGCGCTCCACCTGGTATTGGACATAAAGCATCTGGTGCTGCTGGATCACCAACTACGACAACTGGAATGCCATTGATTGTAATAAAAGTTGCAAGCGTTGATGTCAAAGCGCCTCCTCCATGGCTATCTAAATCACCACTTACCGCCCAAGGTTGACCATCAATTAGAACTAAACCTATTTGCCCTGGCCCTGGTACTGTTGATGCCCCGCAAGCTCTAAAATCTCCAATTCTGTGACAAAATGGCATTTATATTTTATCCTTGTATAAAATTTACTAAAGTAGAAGTTACATTTACTTCATCCGCAACTGTATCAACAAATCCCGCACTATTTAACAACACTCCTGCTTCTCCTGCAATAGTCGTTTGTGAACTATTAATAATTGCAGTGCTAACAGCATTTACACTAATTAATCCACCTGCAGAAGCAAATAAAGCGCCAGCTGAAGTAATAGATATTAAAGGAGCTACTATTGATATACCAGCTGGTGTTATATCAATGATAGAAGCGCCTACTTGTAATCTAATATTTGTTAAACTAGTTATGCGAATGGGGGATGGAGAATTTGCTGACATCATACCACCAGAATACAAATGCATTTCTCCAGCTTCTACAGAAACATCCATGTTACCACTTTGGACGTGGATGCCGTATTCGCCTTGACCTACCATAACATGTTTATTACCTTGTACAGATTCTACATGGTCGCCTTCGTTTGCCATATGAACATGTCCACTGTGTAAATGAACAATGTTACCATTAGAAGTTGCGTATGTATCGCCTCCAGTATTATTGTTAAAAGATCCTTCGCCGCTTCCACCAATTTCTTTTTTAGCAGTTCCATTATATTTGTTATTACCAGTTACAGAACCAGTATCTTTTTTATAATCTTCGTGACGATTTTCTCCACCTGCAGAAGCTGAATTTTGATCTACTTGTTCGCTTTTACCTTTACCAACATATTCTCTACGATGTCCAAGATCATGTTCGCTCGTATGAGCCAGCTCTAAATCTGAATATTCAGTTGTTTTCCAAGATCCATCAACGCTCTGTTTTTCACTCCAAGACTTAGTAGGATCTGTATGATCTTCATGAAATATTTCCATTCTACCATTTTTAGAAAGAAAACCTGTCATGTTCGAAGCAATAGCGTTTTCTGTTCTCACAGCAGGCGAGTCGCCAAGTTTTTTTGTTTTATCCGGATCTGTTTTAGTTACCATTTTAAATTTCCGATATAATTTTTGATAATACTACAGCTTTAACCATTGTGTTATTACCACCAATATTTTTAACAACTGCTCCTGTTATTACGCCAGAAGTTACTGCAGCTGTTATATTACCAAGAATGTTTGCAGCTTGTCCACCTACAAAACTATTAACTGTGTCGCCAACTAAATTACCAGCAATATTTCCAACCAAAGAAGAAATATTTCCAGTAGCAAGCCCAGCTAAATTTAATATCATACCAACTTGACCAACACCAGGTAATCCGAAAGCGCCGCCTGACATATTTTTCATAGATTTAAGAATAGCTATATTTCTAGCAAAATTTGTCAATGTTCTTGTTACCGAACCAGTATTCAAAACAGATTTTGGTAATTGTAATGTTTGAACTAAGTTAACAGCTATACCAATTAAACCAATTAAACCAATTAATGCTGCTAAACTATTACTGCTGTTTTTTCCAAGGTTTTTTTCTAAACCATTATTGTAAGTACTCATCATACATGCTTCTAATATCTTATTTAATTCTGATGGAGTAATAGATCCTTTGCGAATATAAGGGTCAAGAGCTTGTACCAATTCATTTTCAGAAGCTGAATAAATTGCATCTTGAGTTGATGGATAAGGATGATCAGTTGCAGTTCTTACGGTATAAACATAATTTCCATCTGGACCTTTCCATTCTATAAATCCTACCCATGGATCTTGATCTGCTGGATAGTATTGTTGAACATAAAGATCTGGAGCAGAACCAACTATTGGAAGAGGAACAGGATCTTTGTCAGTATGGTAAATTAATGTAGGAGTTTCTGACAAAGGTAAATTGTTAACGCCATATTGAGCAACATTTTCAATTAATTTAGCCAAACCTCTTCTTACAATATCTTGATATTGCACATCAATTTGATTAATACCACCATTACCTAAACATTTTGTAAAAATATTAATGATAATTTCGAAACCATATTTAGCAGCAAGTCTAGACAATGCTCCAGTGAACGCATCTGTTACAGTTGTTTTTATACCAGAAGAACTACCAGACTTGTTAGTCATATTCATCATAGCAGCAACTAATGCCATCTGGGCGAAAAATTGTATCAAAGTTTGCGCAGTGCCATTTGGATCAACAGATTTAAGAGCTGATGGTAAATCTAAACCTGGAGGAGCTCCTGCTATTGTAGGTTGATCTGCATTAGGCGCAAACAATTTTCTAATGGTATTAATAGCAGCTTGACCAACTCCATTATCTGTATATGTAGCTTCGTTATATCTGTCGTTGTCTGTATTAAAAGGTTTACCATCAGCTCTTGTTAAGAATGGATTTTTACCCCTGTTATCTGGAATATCCTTAGCGACATTACCTGGTTTTGGTAAATCAACACCTTTAGATGTTTTGTCAAGTTGTTCTTGACCGCCAGTATTATCATTGTTATCTGTTGGTTTATGAGATCTGTAATATGAACCAAATATAATTGCATGTTTATTGGTATCGTCAAGAAATATACCAATAACTCTTGACCCTTTAACTAAACCATGTGGTAATACGCCAACGCCACCTGTAGAAGCAGATGTAACTGGCATAATAGGAAGCGCCCAATGTAGATTTTCATCTTTATTGGTTTGCTCGTCATCATTAAAACCGTAAATACGTACCTGTACCTTACCCTGATTATCAGGGTCTTTAACGTTTCTAACTTCTGCTAAAAATGGTTCTCCAACTTCCATACCTTAACCTTCTTTAAACGCTGCTTTGACAGCTTCAATAATCATAGTATATCTAGGCTTATTACCCTCTGGTAAAACTCTATGTCTAATTTTAACAATTAATACTTTATCGTTCATCTGTGTTTCGCCTGAATCTTGCCCAGCGTCAGCTTTCTTTGGTAATTTTAATGTAACAACATCGCCAATTTTTATATTAGGATTACCATGCACTTCAAACTTTATTGTATTTTGTGCAAGATATGATAAAAATCTTGATCTATATGCAGCAGCCTGTGCTAAATTTGTTTTATTTTTATCAATAGAAGGACTTATTGTGCCATTTTTCTCACCAGTAGCACCACGTGGTGGTCTTTGTTCTTTCGGAACATTATCATATTGAGAAGCTAAAGTTTTGTAAGGGTCAGTTCCGAGCGTAACAAATGTTGGCATTGTTTTAGAAGAAACTAACTGTTTTCCAGTTTGTATATTGTAATTAGAAATACCAGTCGCCGAACCTGCTATTTCAGCAGAATTAAATGACGATGGTACATTAACCCATAGGATATTATGCATCTGATTACCGTCAGTTGTTGTTCTTGTTCCAACTGTACTATCTTGTTTAAAATCAAATTTAGAACCTTGAGCCATCAAATATTCAAATGTGCAAAACTTATATTTTTCTGTACCACTATCATAAGTTGGAAACAATATGTAAGCAGAAGATTTGTACTGCTGGGAAACATGAACATTACGAATTTTTTCCAAAAATCCAAATACTGTTTCTTTTAACATATGTTGGACTTGCGGAGTAGTAGCGTCTGGCGTATCAACCTGTTTATCACTAATTTTTTTGATAGCCTTGCTTACAATGTCACTAGTTGGAATAGATCCTCCAAAATCATCTTGAAAATGCTTGCCTCTGTTATTATTTAATTCAGGGCTAACCAGTTTAATTGTATATGTTTTATGTTTACCAGCGCCTTTGTTTTCTATAGTGTTATCATTCAAGTCAGCGTTTTCAAATGTTTTCATTTTAAGAGAAACAAGTTCTCCACCAGGAACTGTGAAATTTATCTGTACATCTTCACCACCTTTTATATTATATGTGCCTAGTGCATCATTTTCATCTAAAATTTCAACATCTGCTGCTACGACTGGAGATAAAATGTCATAGTATACATTAAACTCTAATTTTTTAGCTTTGTTTGGATCATTTAAATTTAAACTACCTTTTGCTGTTTGTATTGTAAAAGTGTTAAACTTTATATCGCCAGGGCTTGCTGTTGTCATTATTTTAACACATCTGTTAGATTATCAGCTACTGTTTTAGCATAATTTTTATCTAAAACTTTAAGTGTTTTATTGTAAGCATTTTTATTTTCTTCATAAGCGTAATAGGTTACAGGATACCAATATACTTCTTCTTCTGGTAACATGTTATCCATAATAGATCTACATGATGTAAAATGTGTATTTACTTTACTTTCTACACCATAAATATAGCTACCACTAGATACAGTAGATATCGTTGTACCCATTGTATGTTGCACATATAACGTGTTATTGGCTTCAGAAACTACTTGACCTGTGCCGACTGTTAAATCGTCAAAAATAATATTACAAATTTCATCAATTTTAAATCCAGTGTTTTGTACTGTATAAGATCTTACAGAGTTTGTATTCATAATCTGATCGATTTTTTTTCTTTTATATCCCATTATTTTATTCGAATTTTGATAATCTGCTTCCCAATATTTTACCAGTGTAATTGGTAAAGCTTCATATTGACTGATAGAAATTGCATCAGCATTTTCCCAGTTACATGCATAGTGTTTAATTTTTTGTTGAGCTAATTCTACATTTCCATATTTTTTAAAAATAAACTGATTAAATGTGTCATAATCCATATACCATTCATAATATGGATCAACAATTTGATTACCAAGATAAACTATCCAACTTTTATATTGATCGTTATAATATCTGTAACTAAATTGATCAGCTCTTTCAGAAGACTGAATTTCATATGGGTAAAACAAATATGGATTTTTAAGAATATTGTCAAGAAATACAATACGCTTTGTCAGATCAACAGCCGCTGAGTTATTATAGTTTATAACTGGAAACTTTTTAAAATATGAATCTTGTGACATTTATATACCTAACGTATAATCGTTTTGAGTCCAAAGCTCAATTTCTTTCAGTTGGACTGACAGATTAACAATAGTTGGAGCGCCATTACGGAAAAATGAAGGATTACCACCACCACTATAATCTACAGAAACAGCAGTTATTGCGCATGGTTTAAATTTAAAAGTAAATTGATCGTCTGGGTATAATTGAATTAATGCAATATTCGGATATTCTAAAAATAATCCAGCATAAGAAGGAAGCATGTTAAATTTAAAATAATTAATTATCGCTGCCAAATTGTCAGATTCGTCTTGACTATTTGGTGTAAAAGTCCATTGTAAACTGTGTTCTTTAAAATTACTTGTTTTAAAAAGCATAGTTAAAAATGGATTAATAGCATATCCAAGAGCTCCTAGTATTTGAGGAGTTCCTGATTGAGATGCAGCTCCTAAAGCTCCCAGGCCAATATTTCCAGCAAAACTTCTAGTATTTGGAAGAAATGCTCCAATGTTAGATCCGGCTCTTAAAGCTGCAGCTGCTCCAGCAGTAGCTAAAGCATCTACAGTACTTCCTGTTGCATTATACGCTTCGATACCAGCAGCGACCGCGCCACCATCAACAGCTTCCCAAATTACTGTTACTGTATCATTTATTTTTTTAGGAAGAGGAAGCGAAACGCCACCAAGTGGCATCAAAAATGGCGCAACAAAAACAGAAGGTCTTTGATATTTTACAAACTGTATCTGAGTATAATAATTTCTATTATTCGTAACAAGATCAGATGGAAATGTAAAACCTGCAACGCCTGTCTGTGGTGGCATTGGAAAACGAACATTATTGCTAACATAACTATCATTAATAGCCACACCATTTTTTCTGGCAGGCTGATTTAATGGTGCAGTAGGAGCATTAAGTACATTTTGTCTTGTTGGTAAAATATCAACCATTGAAAACCTTTATTGATGTAATAAATACATAAAGATATTTATTAGATGCAAGAGTAAATTATGAAAACTTATAAAGGATATTTTAAGCCGAAAAATCCACAAAAGTACAAAGGCAATCCTACGAATATTATTTATCGTTCTGGCTGGGAACTAAAGTTTATGATGTACCTAGACAGCAAAAATGAAGTTTTAAGTTGGGGTTCTGAAGAAGTCGTAATACCATATCGTTCGCCGATTGATGGTAAAATACATCGTTACTTTACTGATTTCGTTGTAACAAAAATAAATAAAGAAGGCATAAAAGAAACTGCGGTAATAGAAATAAAACCTTCTAAGCAAACAAAACCTCCAAAAAAACAAGAGAAAATAACGAAACGTTACTTAACTGAAGTTAAAACATGGGGTGTAAATGAAGCTAAATGGAAAGCGGCTGCAGAATATTGTATGCTTAAAGGATGGACGTTTCATATTTTTACTGAAAAAGAATTAGGGATAAAATTTTAATGGATCTAACACAAGATATTCTTGACGATGGTACGAAAAATATAGCTGAAGCTAAAGATTCTATATCTTGGTTTAAAGACAAACTTAACGAATTATCAAAACAAAAATTAGTATTTAACAAAAGATCATTTCCGGAAATTGGTAAAATGTATCTATTTGTTTATGATGCGAAACATAAAGCTACTCTTCCATTTTTCGATGTATATCCTCTTGTATTTCCAATCGAATATTATTCAGACGGGTTTTTAGGGTTAAATTTGCATTATCTTCCACCATTTGCTAGAACTGGGCTACTTGATTCGTTATCATCTATTGCCACGGACAATAAATATACAGACAATACGAAGTTAAATATTTCTTACAATGTTTTAAAATCTGCGTCTAGCAGTTTTGGCGACTATAATAGCTGTGTAAAAAGATATCTTTTTGGCCAAGTTAGAAGCGGATTTAATTATGTTAGCCCTTCTGATTGGTCAAAAGCTGCAGTATTACCATTGCATAAATGGAGTATAAACAAAGATATGAAATATGCAAGTAAAGCTTCTCCACCATACTAAGGAAAATTATGCCTTTTAATATAGATACATTTAAATCTAATTTAGACGAGTATGGTTATTTACAAAATAACAAGTACGAATTTATCGTTTTTCCACCTCCAATGTTTGTTGGAAAAACTTTATTAAACGTATCTGTTCCAACAACTGAAAATAGCTCATATGGTATTACCAATAATTTAAGATTTCGTATAGATTCTGTTAGAGCGCCTGGAATTCAATTATTATCTGCAGACAACAATAGATATGGTATTGGTCCAACACAAAAACAACCATTTGGTGCGCAATTCAACGAATTAGGTATATCTTTTATTTCAGATGCGTATGGAGAACTTTGGCAATATTGGTACAATTGGTTAAGAGAAATATATCAATTTACTGGAACTGATGGTTCTGTAAACAATTCTGCTACTTATACATCAAGATATAAAAGTGAATATGCTACATTCGCTCAATTATTCATCTTTAATAATGAAGGTGATGTTGTACAAACATTTAATTTTTACGATATATTTCCAACAACATTAAGCGAACCACCGCTTTCATGGAGCGACAATAATACATTATTAAAAATTGGCGTTACTTTATCGTACAAAGAATACACCATTGAAGGTTCGACAATGGGTTACTAATTATGGAGTTATATAATGTCTTTACCGAAAATCGCATACCCAACATATAATATTAAAATACCATCTTTAAAGAAAAACGTAAAGTTTAGACCTTTTCTTGTTAAAGAAGAAAAGTTACTTTTAATGGCAAAAGAATCTGAAAAATATGCTGACATCTTTTCAGCTATTAAACAGATTGTAGAAATTTGCTGTTTAGATGATAAATTTGATATGTCTAAGTTATCTCTATTCGATATGGAGTATATTTTCTTAAAACTTAGATCGTTTTCTGTTGAAAATATTGTTAAAGTATCCTATACAGATTTAGAAGATAATAAAAATTATGATTTTAATATTGATTTAAATGAAGTAGAAGTCGTTTATCCTGATAAAATCGATAACAACATAAAAATCAGTGATACTGTTGGCATCATTATGAAGTATCCTTCTTCTTCAATTTACGAAGATAAAGAATTTCTTGATCTTGATAAAGATCACCTTTTTGAATTAATTATCAGATGCGTTGATAAAATTTACGAAGGCGATTCTATTTTCGAAGCAAAAGATTATACAAGAAAAGAAATCGGCGAATTTTTGGAAGGGTTGAGCAGCAAAACGTTTAATTCCATACAAGAATTTTTAACAAATTCTCCTAAATTAGAATATGTGATAAAGTATAAAAATTCTCTTGGAAATGAAAGGGTGATAACGTTAAATTCGTTGAATGATTTTTTTACATTTCGCTAAGTCATAATACATTAGAAAATTATTATCATACTGTATTTACCTTAGCTCAACATCATAAATATTCAATTAGCGACGTTGAAAATTTAATGCCCTTTGAACGTGATATCTATGTACAAATGTTAATCGCTCATATAAAAGAAGTAGAAGACAAAAGGAAATAGATATGGCTAAATTTGGCAAATCAATCGTATCTGACGATTTCGAAATACCTTCAGTATCGATAACACCACCACCACCGCCAGCAGCTCCTGTTACGCCAACAGTAACAGCTTCTGTCGCGCCTCCACCTTCTCCACAGCCTGTGGTTACTCCTACAACTGCGGCTACAACAACTCCTGCTATAGAATTTACACCTATGTCTCCTGAAAAAGCAGAAGAACATTGGGTAAAATCTTTGTGGAGACCAGCAATGGGTTGGCTTTACATGCTTATTTGTTTAA